TGCTTATCAATGAACAAGGTGATGCTAAATGGCTTGTTAAACAAGTTAATGACTCTTATGCTCAAAATAACAAAAATAGGTTAAATCAAGATATTCATAAATTTTCAATGATACCTGATATGCAGGATAAGGAGTTTAGTGGAAATAGCTCAGGAGTTGCACTTGGATATAAGTTACTAGCTTTGGAACAATTAGCAGCACAAAAAGAAATGTATTTTAAAAAGGCAATTAATCAAAGATTACAACTTATGATAGATTTTTATAACTTAAAAATAAAAGCTACTGATATCCAAAAAGTATTTACTAGAAATGTTCCTAAAAATCTTGTTGAAGCTGCAGATACAGCTCAAAAATTAAAAGGAATAGTATCACATGAAACTATTTTATCTACTTTGCCATTTATAGAAGATGCAAAAGGAGAGTTAGAAAAAATAAAAGCTGAAGAAGATATTAATGCAATGAAAGATATGAATACTCCAATTGGAGTTGGTGCTAATGAATCAAAAGAATAGAGATTATTGGGAAGAAAGGCAAGTTAAAAGAGAAGCTAAGGCATTTACTACTATACAAGACATTGAAAAAGAATATAAGATTGCACTTGAAAAGGCTAAGCAAAACATAAATAAAGAGCTTAGCAGAATAGGTACAACTTATATGAAAGATAACAATTTAAGTTATCACGATGCTTTGAAACTTTTAAAAGGTGATGAATATAAAGTTTGGAAAAAAGATTTACAAGATTATATGAAAGAATATAACAGACTTTTAAAGAATGCACCTTTGGAAGCTAAAAAACTTTATTTAGAAATTGAAACATTATCTGCTAGAAGTCGTTTGAGCCATTTAGATAGTCTTAAAGCACAAGTAGATATGGAAATGGTAAAACTTATCTTTGGAGTTGAAGATAGTGCTAAGAATGCACTAACTTCTGTTTATAGAGATACTTTCATAGAAGTAACAAAAGATTTGGGCATTAACACTATTGTAAGTAGAGATAAAATAAAAACTGTTTTGGATAGACCTTGGAGTGGTGCTAATTTCTCTCAAAGAATTTGGAGTAATACTGATAAATTAGCACAAACAGTAAAGCAAGAAATAGTAAATGGAATGATACAAGGTATCAACTTACAAACTATGGCTAAAAGAGTTTCTGAAAGATTTGAAACAGCTAAAAAGAATGATGTTGAAAGACTTTTAAGAACAGAAGTTAATTATACTTTAAATCAAGCTACTTTGGACGGATATAAAGAAGCTGGCATAGAAAAATATGAGTTTAGTGCTACACTAGACAGCAGGACCAGTCAAATTTGTTCAGAGTTACATGGTGAAGTATTTGAGATTAAAAAGATTGCAGTTGGGCTTAATTATCCTCCAATGCATCCACGATGCAGAAGTACAACAATACCGATTGTTGACTATGAAAATTTAATCAAGCAAGGTAGAGAAGAAATTGGTGAAAAAGATATTGAAAACAACGAGAAAGAAGCATTGACAAATAATGAAAATAAGAGTATAACTAAAGAACCAGTACCTAATACATTTACAATGGCATGGGCTCAAAATGATAAAGTAGAGTATAATGAGGTTAAAAAACTACAAAAAGAATTAACAACTGAAGAAATAATTAAAAAATTAGGTGGAGGAGACCAAACAAAAGGTTCTTGTTCTTCTCTAGCATTTGCTTATATAGGAAATAGAAATGGGTATGATGTTTTAGATTTTAGAGGCGGTATATCTACAGAAATTTTTGCCACAACAAGAAACATAGTTGAAATTGCTAATTTAGATGGTATTGAAAGTAAAGTTATAAAAAGGGCAAATGATTACAATGCTGTTAAAGAGTTACTTACTTTTGTAGAAGAAAAAAAAGAATATTATCTAGAAACAGGTAAACATGCGGCGATAATAAGAATAGGGAATAGAGGTTTTGAATACTTAGAGTTGCAGTCAGAAACAGAAAATGGCTTTAAAAAATTAGATAGTTCTGTTTTAAAAACTAGATTTGGATGTCAAGCTTCTTATTCAGTTGGTGGTATAAAATTTGAAAAATCTAATGTTTTAATAGATGTAGATTCTTGCAAAAATAGTGAGGAATTTAAAAACCTATTAGGTTACATAAATACAGCTAAAGATAAACAAAATAAAGGAGAAGGTGGATATGCTAAGTGATTTTTATAAGAAAAATAAAAATGATAGAGTATGGTGGATAGATGATTTAGATTCTGTTGGTAAACACATGTTTAGTTTTGATAAAATAAAAATCTTTAATTTATTTGCAGATTATCCACACAACTTAACACCAGAACAAAAAGAAATTTTTGATAAAGAAAACCCTTACTGGAAAGATTTTTTTAAAGAAAGAACTAAATAAAATATTAAACCAAGAGCACTTAGCTAAAAACTAGGTGCTTTTTTTATTACAAAGAAAGGAGGTACAAAGATAAATATTGTCGTACTGAGGGACATTAAACATCTGGGAAAATAGTCACACAGGACTTTAAACAGGAGGATAAAATGAAAAATTTTAAAATTAATATTCAACAATTTGCTGAACCAGAAGAACCAAAAACTTATACACAAGAAGAAGTGGATAAGATGATTGACAAAAGATTTGCAAGAATGAAAGCAGACTTTGAAAAAGAAAAAAAAGAGCTTGAAAGAAAGCACAATGAGTCTATTGAAGATTATGAGGAAAGAATCAAAAATGCTAATCTTACTGCAGAAGAAAAGCATAAAAAAGAACTTGAAAAGATTCAAAAAGATTTAGATGCAAAGAATGCTGAACTTTCAAAAATAAAGACAGATGAAATCAAAAGAACTACATTAGCAAAGTATAAAATACCAGATAAATTTTTAGATAGAATTACTGGAACTAATGAAGAAGAAATAGAAGCATCTGTAAAAGGTTTCTCTGAGGTTATGGGAGAATATGTAAAATCTCTTGGTGCTAGTGGAGTACCTGGAGCAATGAATGGTGGTAGTAATGGTGGAGCTGATAAAAAGACTCAATTAGAAGAATTAAGAAAAAAGGCTTTTGAAAGTGGTTCTGATATAGACAGAGCTAACTATGTAAGAGCAAAACAAGAATTAGAAAATTCAGGAGGTAATGAATAATGAAACATTATAAAACACTTTTAGGAGTTAATGGGTTAAATATCCAATTATTTGCAGGAGAAAAAATAGATAGTAAAATTCGTTCAACAACTCAATCTATTTCAAATGATATTTCACATTAATAAATCCAAACACATCTCAAATAATTTCACATATTTTAAGAGGTGGAAGAATTGGAACAGCTAGTTCAACAACTATAGAATGGGTTGATACATATGAAAGAAAAACAAGTTCAACTTTAAAAGTTACTTTAAATGCTGGAGCAACTGAAATTCAAGTAGTTGATGCTGATGTGCTTGTTAAAGATGCTCTATTGTCAATCGATGATGAAATAGTAAAAATAACAAAAGTAAAAACAGACAATAAAGCAGACATTACAAGAGGATATGCTGGTACAACATCTACTGCTGGAAATATAGCAGCAAATACAATAGTTCAAAGCTTAGGGATTGAGATGGAAGAAGGAGGAGAATTAAAACCTTCAACTGTTAGATTATCTAAGCATATAACAAACAATACAGGTATTATCTATGATACATATGATGTTACTGAAACTATGAAACATATAAACCCACAAGGACAAGGTGGATTAAGTGCAAGAGAAATAGAATCTCAAAAGAAAAAAGATGAATTATTAGGAACTATGGAAAATAAACTTTTAAATGGAATTAAATATATTAATGGAGATATAAGACACTCTGCAGGAATCAAATCTTTAATTAAAGAACATGGAATAGTTTTAGATGCTGGAAATCAACCTTTTTCAATAGATTTATTGACTACAGCTGTAAAAGCAATAGTCGACAAAGGAAATCCTGGAGCTGCTGATTTACAATCAAGAAAATATTTTGTTTGTGTACCTTGGGCTATTGGAGTTCAAATTAATAAAATGAATAAAGATTTTGCCAGAACAGATATAACAGAAAAAGTAACAGGATCTAAAATAACAGAAATAGTTACAAATGCTGGAGTTGTATCAGTATTCCCAGCTATGTCTTTAGCAGCAAATGAATTTTTATTAATTAACTTGAACGAAGTAAGTTTAGAACAATTATATCCAATAAAAGAAGAATTAGCTGCAAAAACACGTTTAGCAGATACTTACTTTTTCCATGGAGAGTATGCTCACAAAATAAAGAAACTACCATTCCAAGTACATGTTAAAAATGTAAAAATATCATAGGAGGTTGTAATGGCAAAAGAAACTAAAAAAGAAAATGAAGTAGTGGAAGAAATATCTACTGCTGAAACAGCAAAAGAAACAACTTTTCATTCTAGTTATAAAAACTTAATCATAGCTGGAACTTCTATTCAATTCAAAGATGGAGTTTACTCAACATCAGATGAAACAGAAATAGAAGTATTGAGAAATAATAACCTTGTGACTGAGGCAGGAGAATAAAAACTCCTGCTTTTATCATATTGGGAGGTTAGATATGGAAGAAATTTACAACAAAATAATTGAAAAAGTGAAAGAATTAACAAGTATTAGCAATGAAGCTAGATTGAAAATTCAAGTAACTATTTTGGTTAGAAAATCTCTAAACTTTATGAACAGAGATGATTTTCCAGTTGAACTTATAGAACCATTTGCAGAGCATTTGGCTTTAAAAACCATTGAAGAAACAAACTTACAAGGTAATATTTCCAAAGTTACTGAAGGAGACACAACAATAGAATACAACATATCTAATAACACAACTGATGAAATGTTTTTATCTTTAAAAAGCCAATTATTTAGGTTTAGAAAGGTTGGTACTGTATGAGTATTTTAGATAAATTACATAGTGATAGAGTTACAGTTATTCGTTCTGTTACTATTACAGATGAATATGGTGGTGCTTTTGAAGAACAAAGAGAAATATTAAAAGATATTCCTTGCAGACTATCGCAGAAATGGCTGAGAAGCGTAATACCAGGACCAGTCAACAGTAGTTCACAAGAATATAAACTCTTTGTAGGTTTAGATGTAGATATAAAACAGAATGACTTACTAAAAGTTATAAGAAAAGCTGATGGAGCTATTTATATGTTCAAGGCTTCAAAACCTTTGGCATACAACATCATAAAACACAAGGAAATAGTTCTAATAGAAGTTTCTGAAAATGAGGTAGATTATGGAGCTTAAAGGGTTTAAAGGGTTTAAAGAATTTGACAAAATTCTTAATGAAATAAAGACAAAAGCTCCAAAATCTACTGAAAAATTTTTAATGCTACAAGCTGAAGAGTTAAAAAAAGACGTTAAAGAATTAACTCCAGTTGATACTGGAACCTTAAAAAATAGCTGGCAAAGAGAAAATGGAAAAAGATTAACTGGAAAAGCATTCTCTCAAATAGTATTTTCTATGACATCATATGCACACCATGTTGAATATGGGCATAGAACAGGAAGAAACAAAACTAAATTTGTCAGAGGTAGATTTATGCTTAGAACAGCAGTAGCTATGAGACAAATTAAATTCTATAAAGATTTAAAAAATTTTTATGGAGGATTGATAAAAAAATGAAATGGTCAGATATAAGGAATGCATTAAATAAGATTATTTCAGAAAAGTTAAAGGTAAATCCTTATAGTGAAGATATAGACAATGTCAAAAAACCTTGTTTTTTCATAGATTTAGTTAGTTATAAGAAAGAATTTAATTCTGAATATAGAGAGCTAAAAACAATAGATATTGATATTATCTATTATCCAAAAACTAATGGAAAGCTTACTAATGCTGAAATATTAGAGAATTTAGAAAACTTAGATAATGCTTTGGAAATAGAAGGTAAAAAGGTTTTGCATGTGCTGGATAGATATCTAACTTTAAGAAATACAGATATAAAAATTGTAGATAAAGTTGGACACTATGTATTTACATTAAGTCTATATGACTTATATGGAAAACCTTATGATTATGAACTTATGAAAGATTTAAAATTGAGATTTAAAGAAGGAGGTAGCAATTAATGGGAAATGAAGTAGGACAAATAAAAGCTAGTCCAAACATTAATATAGAGTTTAAAACTCTTGCAACAACTGCTATACAAAGAAGTGAGAGAGGTATAGTTTGCTTAATATTAAAAGATACTAAGAAAACTGTTAAATGGAATATTCTAAAAACAATAGCAGATTTGAAAGAAAAAGAATGGGATGCTAAAAATGTTAAGTACATTAAATTAGCAATGCACTACGGAGCTAAAAAAGTTTTAATAAGAGTTCTGCAAGCTGGAGAAAATATAGATGATGTTCTAGGTGAATTTAAAGAAAGAAAAATGCATTGGTTAGCATATCCTGGAGCAGAACAAGCAGATGACCAAAAACTTGTAACATGGACTAAACAAGTATTTGGAAATGATGGAGCAATAGGAAAAACTGTTAAATATGTTTCTAGCTTTGCCAATAATACAGATCATGTTGCTATAATTGAGCTAGGAAATACTGGAACTTATAAATCTATATATGGAGATTTTACAGCTCAAGAATACACAGCAGCAATATCAGGACTTATAGCAGGAATGCCGATTAATCGTTCTGCAGATAACTTTGTTATGTCAGATTTGACTGAAGTAGATTACTTTGAGCCAAAACTTGGTAAATTTTCTCTATACAATGATGATGAAAAAGTCAGAGTTAATTATGGAGTAAACTCAAAAACTACTTTTGATAGCACTTGGAAGAAAGATACAAGAAAAATCAAAATAGTTGAGGGAATGTGCTTTATAACTGACGACATAAGAGATACATTTAAAAATTATTGGTTAGGAGTTTACATAAATGACTACAATAACAAAATGAATTTTTGCTCTAATGTGACTAAGGTTTATTTTAAAGAAATGGCTCCAAATGTCTTAAGTGGAGATTATGACAATAAAATTGAAATAGACTTAGAAGCACAAAAGAGATTAATTGTTTTAGATGGAAAAGATCCAGAAGAAATGACAGAAATGGAAATTTTAAAATATCCATCTGGAGATGATGTATTTTTAACTGGAGATGTTAGATTTGCTGATACTATGGCAAATCTTAGCTTGGTTATAAAAATGTGATAGGAGGTAAAAATGGCAGATACAAATATAAGAGGTTATCATACCATCGCTGGAGCTCATGGGACTCTTTGGATAGACAATGAAAAAATAGCAGAATTTACAAAAGTAAATGCAAAAGTAACAGCTGATAGAAAAGATGTACAATTAGGGCTATCTGTGGATAGTAAAATTGTAGCTTTAAAGGGTGAGGGCAGTGTTACTCTTGAAAAAACATACTCAAGAGGTAAAAAGATACTTCAGAAATTGTTAAAGGGTAGAGATATTAGAGTTAGAATAGTTACTAATCTAGCTGACCCCGATACACCTGGAAAACAAGAAGAAAGAATCTCTCTTGATAATGTTTGGTTTAATTCAATAGATTTAATCAACATTACAAAAGGAGAACTTGTTGAGGAAGAATATCCATTTGGATTTACACCAGAAGATTTAGCTTATGAAAATGATATAAAATAGGAGGCTTAGATGTTAGTTACTGCAGAAATGCTACTTGAAAATAGTAAAAAGATAAACAATGAGGAAAGAAAAAAAGTTAAAATCTATGTAAAAGAATTGAATGGAGAGATTGAATGTGAATTATTAAACAAGGAAGATTATTTAGATTTAATATTATCAAAAGAAAAAGACAAGGACCTAGAGGTTATATATAATTCTTGTCCTATTTTTAGAGATGATAAATTAATAGATAAATTAGGTTGTAAAGCTAGACCAACACAAGTTGTAGCAAAAGTTTTAAAGGACCCAACAATCTATAAATTATCTGATCTTATTTTAGTAGCTTCAGGATATGGTGAAGTAGATTTAGTTAGTTTAGCAGAAGAAACAAAAAACTAATAGAGAGCGACTGGAAATTAAGTACAGTCGCTCATTATTTAAATAGAGGGCATACATTAGAAAAACTTAGAAAACTCTCAGAAAAAGATTTATTCTATATGTACCTTTTAAAAGAATAATGCTATAATATGGTATATTAAATTCATTTTAGGAGGAGAGATTTATGTTCTTGATGGGGATTGTTTTACTTATATCTGGTTTTATTGTTTTTTCTATTATTTCTATGGAGATAGGGCTTATTCTAGGAATTGTAGGAATTGTTGCTATGGTTGTAGGAATTGTATCAGGCTCTTTAAAATCTATTGGAAAATCTATTAGAGAAAATGACGATGTTCAAGAGGCTGCAACTAATCTTCATGATAAATTTGCTGATTGGATTGATAGAATAGGCTTTTTTAAAGCATTGGGAATAATATTGGCTATTTGCTTTCCTATTATGATTGCGTTTATATGGCTTAAAGGTTAAATATAACAAAAAATATTTAGAGATTAGAGAGCTTTTTAGCTCTCTTTTATTTTTTAAAAATTTCTCTTGACTTTTGTCAGACAAAAGGCAGGTGATGAAATTGCTTAAAAAAATAGGTCGTCCAACTGATGAACCAAAATCTCATAGAATAACTGTTAGAATTGATGAAGAAAGCAAAAAAACTTTAGATGAATATTGTTTAAAAAAAGAAGTCAAACCAGCAGAAGCTATAAGAATTGGTATAAAGAAGTTAAAAGATGACTTAGAAAATTAAAATAGAGTGTTATACCCAGCTAAAAGTATTAAACACTCTACCACCAAAGTATTGGTATGTAAATATTATACACTGCATACCTCTATTTTGGCAACTAAAAAATTAAAATGGAGGTATTTTTTTATGTATGCAAATATGGAAAAGGTAATCAAAGAAAGTAGAAAACACTTAACAACTCATTATGATATGACAACTGAGCAACTTAATAATATTAGAGATAACTCAAAAGGTATTTTTGAAATGATAGGAACTGCATTTATGTTTGGGTTTGGTCAAGGTATGAAATATCAAAAGAAAAGAGGTAAGGTGAAAAAATAATGAATGAATTACAAATTATAGATGAAAGAGAAGTATTAGGGAAACAATTAAGAATATATGGAGATTTTGAAAATCCATTATTTTTAGCAAGAGATGTTGCTGAATGGATAGAGCATAGTAATGTTACTAAAATGTTAAATGGTATTGATAAAACTGAAAAAATAGTAATAAAGATACCCTCTAACAATTTGTTAGTGGGTCTACAAAGCAATACAGAATATACATTTTTAACAGAAGAAGGTTTATATGAAGTTTTAATGCAAAGTAGAAAACCAATAGCAAAAGAATTTAAAAAGAAAGTTAAAGAAATATTAAAAGATGTTAGAAAATATGGAATGTATGCCACAGATGAATTATTAGACAACCCAGATTTAATAATAAAAATGGCAACTAAATTAAAAGAAGAAAAAGCTAAAAATAAAGAGCTTGAAGATAAGATGAAAGAAGATAAACCAAAAGTATTGTTTGCTGAAGCAGTATCAATAGCAAAAAATACTATATTAGTTAGAGAAATGGCAAAATTAATAAAGCAAAATGGAGTTGATATGGGAGAAAAAAGACTATTCATTTGGTTAAGAGAAAATGGATATCTAATAAAGAAAATAGGAACAGACTACAATATGCCAACTCAAAGGTCTATGGATTTAGGATTATTTGAAATAAAAGAAAGTCCAGTGCTTCATTCAAGTGGAGAAATTGAAATAAGTAAGACACCAAAGGTTACTGGTAAAGGACAACAATATTTTTTAAATATATTTTTAAAAGATATAGCATAATCAACACTAAGAGGAGTATAAAAGCTCCTCTTTTTTATTGGAGGTGAGATTTTGGAGCATGTATTAAGTGCTAGATTGGAACTTAAAGATAAATTTACATCTGTAATATCTAAAGCAGAAAAAGGACTTGCAGGACTATACCAAAAAGCTAAATCTATGAACTGGGAAAAAGTTAATTCTGGATTGAATAAATTTGGTGCGGTTGCTATTGGTGGACTTGCTGGAATAGGTGCTATTGCTGGTAGTTCTTTAACTGCTTTTGCAGATTTAGAGGACCAAGTAAGAAGAAATAAAGCTATTATGGGAGCAACAGCAGCCGAAGAAAATATGCTAATGGCTCAAACAAGAGAACTAGGAAGGAGTACAAGATTTACAGCTCAAGAAGTTGCACAAGCACAAATGTATCAAGCTATGGCGGGTATGAAAACGAATGAAGTACTGGAAATGACACCAAAACTTTTAAAACTTTCTATTGCTTCTGGAGAAGATTTAGCTAGTACGTCAGATATTCTTACAGATAACTTAACTGCATTTGGATTAAAATTACAAGATGCAGATCACTTTATGGATGTTATGGCAGCAACAGCTAACAATACAAATACAAGTATAGCAGGGCTAGGAGAAGCATATAAGTATGTTGCATCCACTTCAAGAAATTTTGAAAGTATGGAAGAAGTAAATATAATTTTAGGAACATTAGCAAATAACAGTATAAAAGGAGGACAAGCTGGAAGATTATTAGGGGGTGTTTATACAAGACTTGCAAAAGCTACTCCTGATATGGAGAAAGCTATGAAAAAAGTCGGCATATCATTATATGATAATAAAGGAAAATTTAAAGGATTAAGAAAAATTATAGATGAGATGAAGCCTGTGTTAGCAAGAATGACAGAAGAACAAAGAAACTATTTCTTAACTACTATTGCTGGAACAGAAGGAATGAGAATTTTTTCAGTTCTATTAGGAACTACTAAAGAAGATATGGAAAAAACAGAAAATGCTATAAAAAATGCTAATGGTGCAACAGATAAATTTACAAAAGAGATGAGTGGAGATACAAAAGATAAAATAGCTCAATTTAGGAGTGCAGTTGAAGATTTAAAAATATCTATTGGAGAAGGTTTAGCACCAACGGCGGTGGATTTTATAAATAAATTTACTGATAAAATGGCAGAGTTAAACTCAAAAGGTACTTTTAACACAGAAAATGTGGAGGCTTATTTTAATAGAATATTTGCTCTTACAGCAGAAGCTATAAAAGGTTTTGCTGCATTGAAGGCAGCAGCTATGGCAGAAAAAATTTTCCCAGGAGCAGGTAAATATGTTATAGGAAGTTATGCTGCATATAAAGCAGGTAAATTTGTTGGAGATTGGGCTGGAGAGAAAATAGGAAGAACAAAAAATAAGTGGGAGTTAAGAAAAGAGTATCAAGCAAAAGGATATACTTGGGATGAAGCTAATGCACAAGCAGAAAAAGACATAGAAACAATGGATTTGAGAAACAGTAAAACAGATACTGATGAAAATATAATGTATATAAAACAAAGAATGTTCAAAGAAAAACTAAAAGATAATAAAAATTCTGGAAAAGGAATAGAACAGTTATTGAAGGAGACTGAAGAAGAATTCAGAGAAAGAAGAAGAATTGCTAAATTAACTCCAGAAGAATTATCAAAAGAGCAAATAATTCAAAAAAATAAGACAGTAGAATCTTTAAATAAACCTATTTTACCTGGTAAGCCTTTACCAGAAAGACAAAAATCAGATTTAGAAAAAGTCAGTGATAAATTAGGACTTAAAGCTCCTGTATCCCCGTTATCAACTACATTTTCCCCCCAAGTAAATATAGAGATAGATAGAAACAAAATTCTTGAATCTAAAAAAGAGAATATCCCTACTATCTCCCCTATTATTAATCTTAAAAATGACAAAGATAAATTTGTAAAAGATAAAGCTTTAAATCCACAAGTAAAAGAGATTTCTAACAAAAAAGAAGAATCTAAGAAAGAAAAAATAGAATTAGTAAATCCAAATTATGATAGATTTACAGCAAAATTAATTTCTGTTATTGAAGAGCAAAGAAAAAATAACAAAATAGTAGTAGAGAGTAAAAATCCAAATTATATAGTTAAACCTTCTGAAAAAATAAAGGTTCCAGAAGATAAGAAAAATAATAATGATATTAAAATACCTCCTCAAAATGTTACATTTTCTCCTCAAGTAAATGTTAATATGGGGGGAGTTGTGATAAAAAATGAAGTAGATATAGAAAAAACTGCTGAAATGTCTAAACAAAAAATAATTGCAGAATTAAGAAATTTTGTACAAGTAACAAAATAAAGGAGATGATGTTATGAGACTGACATTCATACTAGTTAAGGATAGCACAAATACTCCTTTTTTCTTTGTAGTTCCACCATTAGATTTAAGGATAGAGAGTGACCAGGATTTACAAACTATAAAAATAATTGATTTAGGAGAGAAAACATTAATTGGAAATAGAAAAGCTGAAAAGATTAGTTTTTCTACATTTTTTCCAAGTATGAAATCTCCTTTTTTTAATTTTATTTTATCAACTACTCCTACCAATTCTATGGAAACTTTAAAGAAATTAAAAGATGATAAGGAAAAATTAACTTTAATTATCCCAGAATTTAATATTTTCTTTAAATGCTATATTCAAACCTTATATTTTTCAGTTACTGAGAGAACAGGGGATATAGATATAGAAATAACCCTTGTTGAAATAGAGAAGAATAAAACCTTGACAGATGTAGCAAGAGGGCTATTAGAGAGGTAAATATATGGAAAAAGTAAAGATTTATGTGAATGGAAAAGAATATAAAAATATATTTACTAGAGTTATATGGAGTGGGGCAATTCACGGAACTGCAAGAAAATTAGAAGTTGAGTATCTAGGAGATATTATAACCAACATTGGAGATGAAATTATATTTTCTTATGAAGAAGAAAAGTTATTTTATGGTAAAGTTTTTCAGCATTCTAGGAAAGGTGAAACTGAATTAAAAAGTTTTTATGCATATGACAATTCTATTTATCTGAATAAAAATAACTTTGTTAAGAACTTTTTTAAGAAAAAACCATCTGAAATATTAAAGAAAATTTGTGGAGAACTTAATTTAAAAGTAGGTAAAATTCCAAAAGATGAAGTTACTTGTACTTATCCAGCTATTGATAGAACTGGTTATGAAATTATATTGAATGCATATACTATTCAATATAGAAAAAATAAAAAGATTTATTCTATTGTGAGTAATGAACAAGCAATAGATATAGTTGAGCAAGGAACTTATACAGATGTTCTTTTGACAAGTGCTGATAATATTTCAACATCTTCATATGAAGAAAGCATAGAGAATATGATAAATCAAATTGTTATCTATAAAGTAGAAAAAGAAAAGCAGCAAATAGTTAATAAAGTAGAAAATGCAGAAGATAAAAAGAAATTTGGACTATTTCAACAGGTTATGGAGTATGAAAAAGATGTAGATAATATAAACAATGCTAGGGATATGTTAAAAAGTGTAGAAAAGAGTGCAAGAATATATTGTTTAGGAAATATCTTAATTCAAGCAGGTTATAATATTGGAATACAAGAGCCACACACTGGACTGATTGGAAGTTTCTTAGTTAAATCTGATACTCATATCTTTGAAGGTGAAACTCATTTCTGTAATCTTGAGTTAGCTTTTGAAAATGTTATGGATAAAGCTCAATTTGAGAATAAAGAAAAGGCTAAGAAAAATAAAAAGAAAAAAGGTAAGAAGAAAAGTAAGTTGGATGAATTATTTCCAGAAGGGTGGGATAAAAAGAAAAAATGAGTGAATTAGGAATTTTAATGGGGGAAATGATAGGACAAGCTACAAAAGGGACATCTATCATAAAGGCTTCTGTGGTTACTCCACCCCCAAACTTAACAATTGAATTTGATGGGCAAGTTATACCTAGTGAGCAGATATATTGTAGTAATTATCTTTTGCCACACTATCACAGAGATTACAAAATCAATGGAGTTATAGATGAAATTAAAATAGATGTATCTAGTTATGACTATGATAATAATACACAAGATGCTATGGGACATAAGATTCCAAAATTAACTGGAAAAGGAAAATATGAGGGTAGTGGAACATACAAATCACACAAGGATATTTGGTTTGAGGATACTTTAAAAAAAGGTGATGAAGTGTTAGTTGTAGTTCTAGGAGTATATTATGTAGTTGTTACAAAGATAGTTAAAATGCCAAGTAAAGCAATAGAGGGGGTGTAATGTGGAAAAAGATTTCAATATTTTTCTTAAAAAAGCTGAAACAGAAGTTGAAGAAATGCCAACTTTTAAGGAATATGCAATAGACTTTAAAACTGGAGAATATATAAAAGATGAAAATAACGATATTAAAGTTTTAGAGAAAAATGAAGCTTTAAAAGTATGGATATTCAAAGCATTGAAAACTGAAAGATTTAGATATACAGATGTGCACAGCGATAATTACGGAAGTGAGTTAGAAACTCACATTGGTACTGTCTATCAAAAATCTGTAAAAGATGCATTAATGATTAATCAAATAAGAGATACATTACTAGTAAACCCTTACATCACAGAGTGTTATAACTTTGAAATTTCTAATGAAGATGAATATATTCCACAGATAACCTTTAATGTTAAAACTGTGTATGGGGAGCTAGAAATGGAGGTGTAAATGAAAGATAAAATAGAATTAAGAAATGCTTTCTTAGATAATCTTAAAAACCCACTTTCAAAAATGGAAGGGACTTTCAATTTTGATATTGCAGCAACTTTTGGGATTACAGCAGAAGAAGTTTACAAAGAATTAGAGTTCTGGGAGAAACAAACATTCATAGATACAGCTACAGAAGATGACTACATTGATAAACATGCATTAATGTTTGGAGTAAAAAGAAGATCAGGAACTAAGGCAAAAGGTACTTTAAAAGTAACAGGAAAAGCAAATTCTATCATAGAAGAAAATACAATATTTCTTAATAGAGATGGTATAAAATATAAATCTTTAAGAAAAGAATATCTAAGTACATCAGGAGTTGCTGAAATAGAAATAGAATGTTTATCTGAAGGAAAAATAGGTAATGCTGCAATAGGAGAAATTACAACTTTTGAAATTCAAAATAGCAATATTTACAGTGTTATAAATGAAAAAGAAATTATAAATGGATATGATAAAGAACCTAATTCTGTACTGGTTGCTAGAGCTAAGGAAAAAGCTACAAGACCAGCTCACAGTGGGAATATTTATGATTATGAGCAATGGGCGAAGCAAGTTGATGGAGTTGGAAAAGTGTTAGTAAAACCTCTTTGGAATGGAAATGGAACTGTAAAAGTTCTGATTGCTAACTATAACAATGATATTGCAGATTCATCTCTAATACAGAAAGTTAGGGAAAGAATAGAAAGAGATGATGGTAGACCAGTTGGAGCTGATGTAACTGTTGATAGTTTTAAAGCTAAAACAATCAATATAGAGGTTAAAACTATTTTAAAATCTGGATATACTATATCTGATGTGAAGGAAAAAATTGAATCTCTCTTAAAAGCTGTTATAAAAACTGGAAGTGCTACATTTGAAAAATCTAATAAAACAATATTATCTATTAATCGTTTAGAGAAATCTATATTAGAAATAGATGGAGTAAATGATAACTTTGTAAAAGTAAATACCTCTAACTCTAATATAGAAATCGCAGAAGATGAAATATTAATAGTTGGGACAGTGATTATAAATGAGCAATAGATTAATTAAGAAAGTTTCAAAAATAGCTAGAAATAGTTTACAAGAAGATTTAATCAGAACACTAGATTTAATCTGTGAATATGCTAAAAATGATATACAGAAATACAAGGAGCTATTATTTATAGCTTTTTTTAATGAGCAACAAGTGGCTAACTATGAGAGATTTATGGAGTTAGATTATAAAAATGGTTGGAGTTTACAAGATAGAAAAGACAGAATTATCTATACTTTACTATCAAAAAATATCTTTACACCCCATGTTTTAAAGGAACAAGCTAAAATATTCACAAATGGAGAAATTGAAGTTATCGAGAATTATAATGATTATTCGTTTATAATTAAGTTTACTTCTGTCGTTGGGATACCCTCTAATTTGGATAACTTTAGAAACTTTATTCATATTAATAAACCTGCTCATCTTAATTTTAGTATTGAATTTAGATACAACACACATAACCAAGTAGCTTATTTATTACATAATTCTTTAAAATTAAAAAGTCATAAAGAAATTTATGACACTAGATTATATGTGGATAATGATGTAATTGGAAAGTATCATAAACACATAGAAATAAATAATTATAGAAATGATGAATTAAAAACAAAAACACATCAATCTATTTATGATGAAAGGAGATAGAAATGGCTAAATATACAGAATATTTAAGATTAGTAAAACCAGAGGGAAATGAGTATTATAATATAGAGCAATTCAACCACAATTCTGAGCTGATAGATAAGGAAACTAAAAAATTAAATGATGGATTAACAAAAGTGCAAGAAGGAGCAACAAGAGAAAAAGCAGGAATAGTACAATTTGGAACAGAGGAAGGAAAAGCATTAGAAGGCATGATGTTAGCAAGACTTTCAGGATGTATTGGTTATGGTGGAGATATACAAGAACCAGGAGTAAAAGATATAAATTATATTTACTATGACAGAAATACTAGAAAAATGTATAAGTGTTTAAATCAGAATTCTGATGTATCTGCAAATGTTGCTAACTTTATTCCATTAGATAATAATTCACTTTTAGATAGATTGGAAAATTTAATCAGTTCTAAAACAGAAGGGAATAACAGTATCCTTAAAATTGGAAATGTAGTTATCGAAACTATTTCTATTGCAGGTAGTGCAGGTATTAGAACAGCAACATTAAAAACAAGTTTTAAGAATATAATTTTTATATCATTAACTCCTTATATTACATATGGACAGCAAGTGGATAGTACTCAATCAATTTATGATTCTTCTAATTACATCATTTCAAGTAAGTCATTACGTTTTTACTGTAATGGAAATCAAACTGTTGATGTTTGTATTATTGGAATTATCTAAACTCTAGCAATAATTAAATAAGAGATTACATCTTTTCCCCCAAATGAGTTAGCTCCTTTTACAGCTAGAGTATTATTATTTATCAATCTAGCTTGAAATGAACTTATGATATTGCCTGTGTCTGTATCCATTGAT